ACTCTGTCCAGCTCGGCATAGACTCCGCGCAGATCAACCCAGGTCTCTCTTACCCAGAGGCGGTCTCTGGGGATTCCGTGAGGACAATAGGCGATAGGAATGTCCATAACGTCAGGGTCTACTATCCACCCATGCTTCCAGGGCTTGCCAGGAACGGGTTGTGGCTTAATCACCCGCCTCGTTTGCGTCTTTCTTCCTTCGAGGATAGCGCGTACCATGCTTGCGTTAAAGAGAATCGGTCGCTCTTTCAATGTATCTCTCCTTTCCTCCTTGAGATGTCACATCACCTGCCCCGTGTCAGCTTCATCTCGCGGCCCGTCATTTCTACCACGGTCGTGTCGGCGTCGTGCACGGGGCAGGCATCGGCCACTAGCGTCGCCGCCTTTTCTTCTTCTTGCCCTCCTTGATCCTGTCCTGGTGGGCGGCTATCCATCTCTCACCAGCCCCGGTATCAAACCCCTGAGCTGTCTGGACAGCCGTCGTCATGACTGCTTGACGCGCTGCTAGACATGCCTTCTCACAGGCAATCGCTCGGTTACGGGCGCCGGGCCCCTTAAAGGTAGTCCCGCAGAGCCTACAATAGTATGTCACCGCTCGCTCCTTTCACGGCTATTATTGAGATACTTGTTTAACATCCTAACGCTGTACCTACGATGCCCCCCAGGGGTGCGGTAGGGGTCTAACCCGCCCTCGCGCTCAATCTTGTCCAGCGTGAACTTGCTTACCCGCATATACTTCGCTGCCTCCCCCGCGGTCATGAGGCTGTGTCTTTTCTTTTTAGCCATTGCTTTTCACCCCCTCCCTTTCCTTAAGTCCTATTGGCTGCCCCCGAAGGGGTCGAACCTTCGGCATCGCGCAAGCCCGCGCAGCAGCCAGCAGAACTCAAGGTGTCTTGGTTGTAGCCGGGGGTGCATGCTACACCCCCGGCCTCCCACCTGCGAAAGCGGGATCAAGCCTCGGCTGCCTTCTCATCGGCGCGCGCTTTAGCGTAGGATCGTAGCAGCTTTAGGCACGCCTCGTCGTTGGATTCCCAGGTGATAACCTGCTTCTCTGTCTCCAGAATCTTCAGCGTAGCGATGATGTGAGCGGGATGGCTGTAGTAGGGGATCTCCCTTCTGGCCTGGCCGATTAGATCGGCGCGAGTGTGCCAGGGGCTGGCCTGCTTGTCCGTGGGCGTCCCCGGCGATTCGGGCGGGGTTTCCCCCGTTGCCCCTGCCGATTCTAGCTCTGGGGGCTTCTGGGCGGGCGCGCGAGCGGGCACGGGTACTGGCCCGTCACTGTCTGAGTCAGGCTCATCACCAGTGGAGATTAGGAACGTCTTGAGCAAGAAATACTTAACCGCCGAGGTAGCGGTCTTTGCTATGCCCTTGTCTTGGGTGTCAATGGCCTCGCCCGACCAGGGGACAGTCATGGTCTCCCCCGTTTCACCGTCAGCGAAGGTAAAACGGAAGTGCCCCACCGTTTTCTTTCCCTCTTGCTTCAGCTCGACCATGGACACAAACAGGCATAGCCCCGCCTCGCTCATGGCCTTTCGCACCGCGTCAAGAACATCGCTGTCCTCGACAAAGGCGTACTGGAAGTGCTTATTGAAGCCGTTCTTGGGAATGCGTTCCAGCTTTCCCATTATATTGGACATCTTCTTAAAGAGTCCCGCACCGCCTTGCTTTTCCTCACTCATGGTTCTCTCCTTTCGTTTTTGTGTTACTCGTGGTTCTCTGTCGTGTCGTCAATGTTCATCGTGCCCCTCCTTGACATACCCATTCTGTTCTGCCCAATACTCCAAGTCTTCAACGGCGAACACGTCTTCTGGTTCACAGTTATGTCGGACCCAGAGTACAGCAATCATGGCGTCCGACTCTATGTTCTCTAACACCTCTGCGGTAAAATCACGGTCTTCCTGACGGTTTGTTCGATTCTTCATCGCTTTCCTCCCTTCTTGGGCTTCTTGCCCTTGACGTATGGCCGCCGTAGCTTCTTGCCCTTGCCCGTCTGCGTTAGGCTGGCGTGGTCGCCAACCCGACGCAATTGAAGCTTTCTCATTTCATTCACCTCCTTCGGTGGTGGTAGGTTGCGAAACGGCAGTTGTAGCAACTGTTGATCATGGCTCTCCTCTCCCGCGCATAGGATGCGCAGCTAATGGCTGCGATCCCGTCGCTGGTTTCCTGATCGCGGCAGCCGCATGTAGCATTTCCAATCGGCTGTTCGCTCGGCCTCCTCTTCCGTCAGGGGGTCATAGCGGTTCACGGCGTCGGCGATTTCGGCGGCCTCCGCCTCGGTGAATTCAGGGTGCAGCGCCTTCACCCGCTCAGCGGTCATGGTGTAGCCTGTCTGAGATAGCCGCTTGGCTTCACGCTTGGCCTCACGCTCAGCCACGCGGTCGGCCTTGCCGTCATACCAGGCATCGGCACGTTCACAAAACTCCTCACTGAATGGCATTGTCCTCCTCCTCTCTGGTAGTGGGATCGTCGGCCTGGCGCACCAGGGCGGCAATCTCCTGTGTCCATCCCGCCGCCTCCCGCAATGCAGCGAGCAGGTTGGCGGAAGGGGTGTATTTCCCTCTCTCTACGCCGCATAGGTACTGCGGGGTGATCCCCACCTGTGCGGCCACGTCCTTCTGGCTCAGCCCATGAATAGCGCGGGCCGTTCTCAGTTCTCGGCCGATGGCGTTTTCAGTCATGGTGATCCTCCTCTCTCTATTCGATACTCTCCACTTCAGGATTTTGATAGTGTGCAAGTCAATCGAGATCGAGTAGTTCATCCATCAGAACTCCGTTGATGTGACAGAAGTCATACGCTCCCGACGGGTTGCCCGAACAAGCGCAATCTGTATAGTCCAGTAGTCGTGCCAGTTCCCCAACGGTTTCGCACGCCGTTATCTCAGCATCGTCTGTGATTTCAACCCCAATCGCCCGCGCTTCTGCGAGCAGTTCGGGCGAGGCCGCCTCGCCGATATAATCGAAGCGATATTCTCCACGATCTATAAACCACCAGTGCATTGCCTTGCTCCTTTCAGATTTGACTTGCCCGCCCGCGCCCTCGATGAATCCAGACGCGGGCGGGGCTTTGCTAACTAGCTGAAAAACCCTTGAGGGATGACGGTCTTCAACTTGTCAGCCTCAAGGCTCGCGCGGGCTTCGGGGCTGAGTTGGCGGGGGTGGGTGTCTGGCATTAGCTCAGATTGCAGGTATTCTCTAAAATCGAGAAGTGGAGACCTGGGTGGCCTTTTCGTTGTTGTGTGGATGGACCAGATATACCCGCGCCAGAATGGATCGGCCAGTTGTTTCTTCTTCTTTCTCTGTGCTGCCGCAAGGGAGCGGTGACTGGAAACCAGCATCATTTTCCCCTCCGCGTAATCTTGATAGACCAGGTTGTACCACATGATTTCCTCCTTTCTGTTCTGAACTAATTATACCACAGAATATGAATTTTGTCAAGGGTTTTTTGACATAAATAACCTTAAAATATTCGGCGCCGTGTGGTTGACATATCAGCCAATCGGTAGTATAATAGGCGCAACAGATGTACGGAGAGGAGGGCGGCATGAAAGCGGCGTGGCTGTTCATTCAAGATGTGGTCCTGTGGATCAAGCGACGGTGGGGCTGGCTCTCTTGGCCCATCGCCGGCCAGGGGGATGGCATGGTGGTCAACCCCGCCTCTGCCTGGAAGGTGAACGTCAGGAAGCGGCTGTCAGCCTGCGATAACCGCCCTGGTCTCGGTAAAATCTACGTAACAGTGCTAGACGAGAAGGGCGTGCCTCTGAGCGGTGTCAAGGCACGCTTCGGCATTGAGGCATCCCAGGGCAGGGCCTACGATCATCCCGACACTTGGGGATTGACTGATGAGCGAGGCTGCGTGGAATGGGACCACCTCGGCGTGCCCGCTCGGTACCTGCTGTGGATGGAAGGCGACGAGATCCCTCTCATCGAGAACATCCGAACCGACCTGGGGTATGAGTACTGCGAGGGCTGGCGGCCCGTGAACAGGCCAGGCGTCTACTCCTACCAGTGCGAGATCCAACGGAAGGGTGCGGAGGAGCAATACCAGGCCCCCATCGCCTCTGACGTGCAAATCAAAGTGGTAGACGCGGAAGAGGACGAGGGCTATGCTGGCGTGACTGTTACCTGCAGGACGGATAGGGTATGCCAAGTACAAGCCCGCTGGGGCGTAGTCTCCGAAGGGGTCGGGCCAGGTGGTGACTTGCAAGAAGTGTGTGATCCGTTCTCTGCTGGCGGATTTCATGGTGGGATTATCGAGCCAGGAACGGAACACTATATTAGTCTCGGCGATATTTGGTATTCACACGACGCACCGATCAAGTTCTGCCTGACGGTTGTGGCGTGGGAGCCACAGTACCGTGACATCCCACGGTGCTACGGCATAAGCCCCACTGTCCGCTTCACCGTACCGTAGGGGGGGTATCTCGTGTCAAAGTTTGAGAATGCCCTCTTGTCTGTTCTGGTTGCCGTTCTCTGCCTGGCCGTGTTGGTGGCAGGGCAAGCGGCGTTAGAGGCCCTGAGTGTGTGGGGCTGGTAGGCATCAATTATCTGAGGAGGTATTATGAAAAACAAGGAAACGTACTTCATGGTAATAGCAATCATCGTGAGCATCCTTACCCCGATCCTGGGAGCCGAGGGCTATACTGGCGAGGTGCCTGCTGAGTGGGTGCCTGTCGCTGGCGGCATTACTGCCGCTATGGCACTGATCATTCGCTGGTACAGGGACCGTGAGCCCGAGAAGGCTGAGCGGCTGAACCTATAGCTTTCATCGCCCGCGCTGTTAGGGCTGGCAGCGCGGGAGTTTCCTCCTTGGGGTGTGGCTCAGGCCTTTCTCTCCTTTCACCTGGGCTGCACCTCAAGGCAGAAAGGCATCGGAGCAGACAATGGCAGAAGAGACGATCGTGTCCGCGCTGGTGAACCTGGGCGGCACGGGTGTTATGGTATGGGTGCTGTGGCGTTTACTGGAGAAGGTGTTAGAGCGCCAGGCAGAGGATCACAAACAGATGATTGAGGTGTTAGTTGATACTCTGAAAGACACCGCAGCGGCAATGCAGGCCAGCGCCGTCGCCTCCTCTCGTGTAGAGAAGGTGTTGGACGGCTTCCCTCAGTTCATCCAGCAAGTTGACGCGCGATTGCAGGCAGGTCAGGCGAGGTTTGCGGAGATGGGCGAGCGCGTCGAACAGGGAGAGGGCGCCTCGGCCAATCACGAGAGGCGGTTGGTTGAGCTTGAGAAACGGGAGCACGCATGACGCTGGAAGAGATGGAAGAGATGATCCTGGCGAATCTGTTGACGGGCTGGCTGCCAGAGCCGGGGGATAAGGGGGTAGGGGATTAGACCTCTGTCTCTTCAGGGGGCTTGGTTGGTGGCCGGCCTGGCCCGCGCTTATTGACCTTGAATTCTAGCAGTGTTTCTTCGGTGAAGATAAGCCCACCGCCTAGAACGTAGTCAGGCTTGAGGTCCTTGGCAACATAGAGATGGTACTTTACGGCGGCGACACTTAAGCCGAGCCGTTCAGCAGCCGTTACTGTGGAGTAGAGCACTTTAGCACCTCCTTGATGCGATCTTTAACAATATTATACTCTGTGGCTAACTAGCTGTCAAGCTTGGGGGTTCTCCTTGAGGCTGCGGCCAACACATCCTCAGCGATCCCAATGGCGCATCGGAATTGCACGTCGTCGGCCTGCTTGCATATCGAGCCAATTAGGTGCTTGTCGTCTATCAGGAAACGAACACACCAGCCATGCAGGACACGTAGGGCCGCTATCGCATTGGGCGTGGGCGATTCGTTCGGCTCATCGCCGTCAAGGGCACGCTTGAGAAGCGCGGCGGCCCGGCGGCGACTGTCGCACGCGGCTTGTGAGGCGATGGGATACTTGTATTGGATTCTGTCCCGTTTCAGCGGGCGGTCTAACACTTGCCAGTAGACAGCAGGGCCGAAGCGTGAACCCTGCTGAGGGGGGTTAGTCTGCGATAGCATGGAGGCTGAAGTAGTCCTTGACCTCTTGGTATGAACTCTGAAGAACTCGGTTGTTGATCGCGTTGCACACCAGGGCGTGTACTGATTCTTCTACCATATCGCGATCCTCAAGGGCTTTCTCGTAGAGCTTGGCATGTTCATTGTAAATCTCCGTGATGCGCTGGGCGTACTTGGTTAACATTGCTCCAGTTTCGTTCTTCGGGATGTACATTGACTTGGCTGACATGATTCTAGCTCCTTTCAAACTGAATAGTAGCGCGTGCTTCGGCGCTCCTGCTGGCCTCTGAGGATACTGGGTTACCTCAGACAACTCCCCGCCTTGCGGCGTTTTTGATCACCTAGTCGGGATAGCCAGCAGCAGGGCCGAAACCCTGCTGAGGGGGGTTAGCCCTCCTCCCATTCGTCCATCTCGTCCCAGATGCGCATACGCTCGGCCTCTCGCTGCTCTGAGGCTTTCTGCGCGGCCCGGCGCTTGGCCTGGCAGGCTGCACAGACCCAGACCGTTGTACCTGCCTCGGTGGTATAGAGGACTTCCAGGTTCTTTTCCGAGCCGCAATCGGTGCATTTCTTACCATCATCAGGCTCGCTAAAGAACAGTGCGAATGTATCGTCCAAGCTCTGCTTACTCATCGTTCTTGCTCCTTTCAAATTTGATTGACCTGTCTCGTCAGGCGTGGGCGGTCAACCCTCACGCGACCAGGGGGATTGTGCCCTGGTTTCGACTCTATGACTCTGAGGTTTTCGCGTCTGCCGCTTGCCCTTGCTCTTCTGTCGCTGCTTCTGGTTGCCTTGCTGGTGGTTGTCCCGGCTTCGGCTCTGGTGGAGAATTTGAGCGGTGGGCTTTATGGCTTTCTTGCGTCTGCCTGTTTGTGTTTGTTAATGTTCTTTGTTTTACTGTATATACATTATACCACAGAATGTAGGATTTGTCAAGGGGTAAATAGCACTTTTGCAAGATTTTAAGGTTGATAGCGCAATGTTAAAGAAGTGGGGCAGGGATGAGTGACAACGCGGGCTGGCGCAACCGCATAGTGGCGCTTGAGGAGCACAAGCCTGGGGAGATTGCAGACCACCCGCACCAATGGCGGTCACACGGCGACCACCAGCGGGCGGCCATCCGTGGCGTGCTGGACGAAGTAGGGATAGCGGGGGCGCTGCTGGTGTCCGAGAGTGACGACGGCCAACTGACAGCCATTGACGGGCATTTGCGCAAGGGGCTTGATCCAGACGTGGCGTGGCCCTGTCTCGTGCTGGACGTGGACGATGCAGAGGCGGCGAAGCTGTTAGCGACAGTTGACCCGATTGCGGCGTTGGCTGGCGCTGGGGCTGAGGCGCTGGAGAGGCTGCTTGAGCAGGTGCGCACTGAAGATGAGGCTGTCCAGAAGCTATTGGACGAGGTGGCGGCTGAGGCTGGCGTGGTGTTTGGTGATGAGCCGCCTGAAGACCCTGGGGCGCGGGTGAACGAGGCTGACGCGCTGGCAGAGAAGTGGGGCACTCAGTTGGGCCAGGTGTGGGAGTTGGACAGTGGCAAGGGGCACGCGCACAGGCTGGCTGTTGGTGATTGCACTGACCCGCAGGTAGTGGAGGCGGTGATGCGGGGGGAGAAGGCGGGGCTGTGCATTGCCGATCCCCCTTATGGCATGGGCAAGGAAGCCGACGGGATAGCCAACGACAACCTATACCATGAGAAGCTGGATGCCTTTCAGATGGCTTGGTGGCGGGCTTGTCGGCCAAGTTTGGAGGATAACGCCAGCGCATACATTTGGGGCAACTCGGAGGACTTGTGGCGGCTGTGGTATGTCGGGGGCTTGAAGGATAGCGAGCGGTTGACGTTTCGGAACGAGGTGGTGTGGGACAAAGGCGGGGGCGGGTTTGGGGTTGGCTCTGAATCGCAGCGGTGTTACTTTCCCGCAGAGCGGTGTCTTTTCTTTATGCTGGGTGAACAGGGGTTCAACACCAATGCCGATAACTACTGGGAAGGGTGGGAATCCATACGGGCTTACCTGAAGGGTGAGCGGGACAAGGTGGGCTGGGATAATGCCAAGTGCAAAGAGTTGGCGGGACATAGCTTAACAAGTGGGTGTCATTGGTTTGACCGTTCGCAGTGGATGATGCCAACTCGTGAGACTTACGAGGCATGGCAAAAAGCAGCGCGGGGCAACGCCTTCAAGCGGGACTACGACGACCTCAAGCGGGACTTTTACGCGACGAGGGCTTATTTCGACAATACCCACGATAACATGACTGACGTGTGGAAGTTTGGGAGGGTTCAAGCCGAGGAGCGATTTGGGCACGCAACACCGAAGCCAGCGGACATGATGGAGAGGATTGTAAAGAGTAGCTCGCCAGTGGGGGCGGTGGTGCTTGTGCCTTTTGCGGGGACGTGGCCTGAGATGGTGGCCTGCGAGAACCTGGGCAGGAAAGCCAGGGCAATTGAGTTGGATCCCGGCTACTGTGCCGTCGCAATTCAGCGCTGGGCCGACCTGACGCACGGCGAGCCGAGGCTTCTGGGGTAGGGTGGACATAATCGTTCTTATTTTTCGGCAGGGATAGCATGGATGGCTGGCAAGCAGAAGTACACGGCGGAGGAACTGATAGCGGCGGCGCAGGCTACGGGTGGAAACAAGTCGGCTGTAGCGCGGAAGTTGAACTGCGACCGTCAAACGGTTCAGAACTATTGCAACCGCTACGTCACTGTAGACCGCGCCTTCGAGCAGGAACGGCAGAAGATGATAGACTGGGCGGAGTCGGGACTGCGGGACGCGGTGATCACGCACAAAGAACCCTGGGCTATCAAGTTTACCCTGGCTACGATTGGTAAGGACAGAGGCTACACTGAAGAAAAGAGAGTAGACCTTACCAGCAAGGGGGAGCAGATACCTGGCCCTGTCATTTTTCTGCCCGCTGTAGATCAGAGTGATGATGGCTAACGCTAGGGCGGTAGGAGGTGTCAAATGAGCACTGAATCGGTGTGGCGGCCCAATCCAGGGCCTCAGATGCGCTTTTTGCAAAGTCGCGCCGATGAAGTGCTCTATTGACGGTGGGGCGGCAGGGGGTGGGAAGTCAGACGGTTTACTGGTTGAAGCCCTGCGCCAGGTAGGAAACGAGCACTACCGCGCCATTCTTTTCAGGAGAACCTTTCCAGAGCTAGAGCAGGCCCAGGGCCTGATAGACCGTAGCAAGACGCTATACCCAGGTTGCTGGGGCGAGTACAGCGAGATGCGCCACCGATGGACTTTCCCGTCAGGCGCGTTAGTGGACTTCGGCCACATGCAGCGGGAGGACGACCGCCTCAAGTATCATGGTGGAGCTTATGCCTGCATCGGCTTCGACGAGCTAACGAGTTTCACCGAGAAGCAATACCTCTACCTGTTCAGTCGCAATCGAGCGGCGGAGGGCACGGGCCTTCGTTGCTACATGCGGGCGGGCACGAACCCAGGCGGTCCGGGCCACGAGTGGGTCAAGCGCAGGTGGGGCGCGTGGCTGAACAAGAAGCACCCGAACCCTGCCAAGCCTGGCGAACTGCGTTGGTATGCCCAGGTGAATGACGTGGACACCGAGGTCGGGCCAGATCACCCTGACGCCAAAAGCCGCACCTTCATACCCGCCTTCGTGAGTGACAACCCATACCTGGCGGGGACAGACTATGAGCGCAACCTGAAGCTCCTCCCCCTCGTGGAGAGGATGCGGTTGCTGGATGGTGACTGGGACATCATGGCCGCTGCCGGCAATGTGTTCAAGCGGGAGTGGTTTGAGATTGTGGCCGTTGCGCCTACTGGCACTGACTGGGTGCGCTTCTGGGATTTGGCAGCGACGGAAAAAGAGGCTGCGGGGCATGATCCAGATTATACGGCGGCGGCAAAGGTTGGGTTAAAGGATGGTGTTTATTACATCGCCCACGTTCTCCGCTTTCGTGCTCGCTGGATGGGTGTTAAGAACGCGATCGCACAGACAGCGGCGCTGGACGGGCAAACCGTCCGGGTTGGCGTGGAGCAAGAGGGTGGCGCGTCTGGAAAGGCTATCATATCAGAGATTGTGACCATGCCTGAGCTGGCGGGTTATGCTGTGCGGGGTTATTCGCCGTTGCACGACAAACTCACGAATGCCAATCCCTGGGCGGCTCAGGCTGAGGCGGGCAACGTCAAGGTCGTGTCTGGCGATTGGGACATCCAGGGTTTCCTTGACGAGTGCGCAATGTTTCCTGACGGGCCGCACGACGACAGGGTAGACGCAGTAAGTGGGGCGGTGCGGATGCTCGGCAGCCGCACCGTAGCCGACTTCGGATACGTGTTCTAAGAGGGGGCCTATGGACAACAAAATGACGCAATGGCTTGGCCGGCAGATTGCGGGCTTGGCTGGGCCTTACCTGAAACAGCAGCCACGCAGCGGCGACGCGGCCACGTCCTTCTTCAGCGGCGAGACGCCTCTGCTTAGCAGCTTGGGCGGCCTAAGTCGCAGCAGCGAGGACTGGGAACGCCTGGCCGCCACGTCGGAGTGGGTGCTGTCTGACATCCGCACCATCGCCAACATCTGCGCCCAGGCCAGCCTGAACGTCTACGAGAGGCAGGGTGAAGAGGAAGTCGCAGTCAAGGGCCACGAGTTTGAGCAACTGAGCCGCGCCCCGATGCAGAACCTGCCTGAGGGCACGTTCCGCATGTCGGCCAACTACACCATGACCTACACTTTCATGTGGCTACTGCTGCGGGGCGAGGCGTACTGGCTGCGGCTGTACGACAGTGCGGGCAGACTGACGGGGTGGCTGCCGCTGCCCAGTTCACGCCTGGCACCGATCCCCCACGGGCAGAAGTACATCTCTGGCTTCAGCTACACGCCCCGCCACGGGCAGAAGCCCATCACTTTCCTCACCGAGCAGATCTGCTTCTTCCGCTTCCCCAACCCGTTTGACTATCACCGTGGCTTGTCCCTCATCTCGGCCTACCAATACGCGCTGGAGACTGACGACCTGGCGCGGCAGTGGGGGCGGGACACCTTCAAGAAAGAGGCCACCCTGCGCACCATTCTGGCCTTGTCAGAGAACCTGTCGGAGCCAGTATATCTTTCGCGCAAGGCTGAGCTTAAACAGGCCATTGAGAACCAGATGCGCTTTCTCATCACGCAAGGCAAAGACCTCACCGCAACGCCGTTCTCGCTGAGTCCCAAGGACTTGGAGTTCCTGGGCGGGCGTGCCTTTAACCGCGACACCATTGATCGCGTGTTTGGCTTCCCGCAAGGATACTGGGACAAGACGGCCAACCGTGCCACCGCCGACACGCACAAGGCCATTCTCGTGGATAACACAGTTTGGCCGCTCTTGCAGGCTATGGCGTCTGACATCACCAGTCAGGTGATCACGCCGACCTACGGGCCTGAGTTCGTGGTGCGGTTCGATGACATCCGCGTCGCTGACCGTAGGATGGCAGTGGCGGAGGCGGGGCGGTACTGGCAGGTCATGTCGGTGAACGAGGCCAGAGCGGAGCGAGGGAAAGAGGAGTACGACGGCCCGCTGGCGGAGATCGTGGGCAAGTTGCCCGTCCCGCTGGCTACCAATCCGCAGCTTGTGATGAGCATGAGCGGCATTGTGCCCACCGTCGGGCCAGGTGGCGGGGTTGTTGGCACACAGGAGATGCGGGCCGACCTGCGGCGGTGGAAGTCCATCGAGCTGCGGCGGCTGGCCGAGGGGCTTCCGCCTGGGAGCTATGACTTTGAGAGCGACTGGCTGCCGGTGGAGGAGATCAAGGCAGCGCTGAAGATGTGTGCCGATGCACCGATACCCAAGTCGGCGGTACTGGCGGTGTTTGACGGGACGGACTGGATGAAGCAGGTCAAGAAGCCCTTCACGCCAAAGGGAGCCGGCAAGCCGCCGCTGCCCGTGCCTAACGAGGTGGAGATCACTGAGGAGGACGTGGACAGGGCGGTGGCATTTTGGGACCAGGTGATGCCTGAGCACAAGGGGATGCTGGAAGCGAAGGTTGAGAAGCTGAGTGACGAGGAGATACCGTACTGATGGCCTCGCCACTGACCTGGCTCTTCGATGCTGCCAAGCAAGTCTACCATCGCTTCCGAGGCGACAAGCGGGAGGCGACGGTCAAGGTATCGGCGGGCCTGCGTGACACCTTTCAGGAGCAAAGCAAGGGCTGGGCGCAGAACCTGACCGACGACCTGTTCGACAAGCGGATCACCGTCCAGCAGTGGCAGGAGCAGTTCAGGGAGGGCCTCAAGAATCAGTACATTGCCCAGTATATCGCTGCTAAAGGTGGGCGCGAGAACATGGATCAAGCTGACTGGGGGCGGCTGGGCGGCCTGCTCAAGAATCAGTACCGTTACCACAACGGCTTTGCCCAGGACATCGTGGAGGGCAAGATGACTCAGGCCCAGGCGCGGGTTCGGGCGCAGATGTATCAGGATAGTGCAAAGCAGGCGTTTGAGCGGGCGAAGACGGAAGGCCGAGGGATGCCGCCACTGCCTGCCTATCCTGGCGACGGGCAGACGCGCTGCCGCACCAACTGCGCTTGTAGCTGGCGCATTGTGGAGACAGAAGATGGCTGGGATTGCTACTGGGAGTTAGGCCAGGCGGATCACTGTGAGGATTGCCTGGCAAATGCTGAGAGGTGGAATCCATTGCGGCTAAGCCGCGTTTGAGGTAAGCACATGGCTGAACCGATGCTGAAAGTAGAGATCACACCGCCGCTGCGCGACTTGCAGGGCCGCTTTGCCAAGGCGGAGAAGAAGCTCCTGGCCTTGAGGCGTGAGCAGCTCAGAGACTTGGGGAGGCGGTTCGTGGCCGTAGCTCGAGAAGAAGCGCCAAGGAAGACGGGCAAGTTCGCCAAGGGTATCGGCTTCAAGACCTACGAGCGCGGCAAAGGCGGCGCGATGGAACTGCGCGTCACTGATCCGCAGCCCCTGGGGAAGTGGATCCGGGGCGGAACGAAGCCGCACGTCATTGTGCCCGTGCGGGCCAGGTGTCTGCACTTCTTCACCAGGTCAGGCGATGAGGTGTTCACTATGAAGGTTCACCACCCTGGTACAAAGCCGAGCCCGTACCAGGAGCGTGCCATGAAACGGATGACGCCGGAGATAGACAAGAGCCTGAAGAAGCTAGGCAAGGCGGTTGTGAAGGAGTTGGCGGGATAATGACGAATCTGAAGGGTGCAAGCCAATTAGTTCGCTGTCAGCTTTGCAACACGCCTCTCTTCAGGTTGACAAAGAAGGGGAATGAGGTTATAATTATTGTAAAGGCCAAACATCACGGCGAATGGCACTCATCGCTAATCCGCATCGAGGAGCTAATTGCCAGGCTGAAGGAGGAGGAGTCACCTGATGACCGAAAAGTCGCAGAGTAGCAATCTAAAGTTATTCGTCTGGACAGATGTCTTGTGTAACTATACCTGTGGCATGATAGTGGCTTTAGCGCATGATGAACAGGAGGCATATCAGAAAGTGAGAGAGGCCTCCGACGGTACGGATTATATAGTCGAACAGTGTCAGGTAAATACACCATTGATATTTACCGTTCCCACAGCTTGCTATGTGTGGGGCGGCGGATAGGAGTCACCAGATGACCAATAGTCAACTCATTAGCCAACTGCGACAGGCGCTTTGCTTTACAGAAGAACAGGCGAGCGACGAAGAGATTCTGCACATGACCGAGGGCACGCTCCTGCGCGCTAGATGTGAACTGGGCATAGCGGTAAGTGAAATGCGGGCAGCAATCCTGCGTCAGTTCGAGCCTTTGTTTGCCCCCCTCTACGTGAGTATAGAGAAGGCGATGGGATGGGAGGGGAGAGAGGAGGCAACGGGGTGGGTGGAGAGCGAGGAGCCACCTACGCAGGAGGAGGCCAACGAGATTTTCACGAACGCGGTGTTGAACCACTTGACAACCGACGGCCCTTTTGAAGTAGCAGAATAATACTACCAGAATAACATAACCGAATACCAGAGCAACCAGATTGCCCACGAGAGCCGCCAGACGGCCCGCTCTCGTGGGCTTTTTTTGTTCATGGGGGGACTAGCGGCAGCAGGGTGAAAGGCCGACAAGAGGAGAATATCCGTCGTGGTAGCCGCGCCCCCACCTTTTACAGGAGGTTCTACAATGCCAGAGACCACTGAGAAATATCACCGTATTCCCGTAGCTGAATGCGAAGTCACGGCCACGATTGATATATCCGAGGAGCAAGGCATCAAGGCTTTGTACTGTGGCAAAGAGGAGAAAGTCCGCACCTACCTCTTTGACACGGAAAGCTGGACCATGGCCGAGGCCAAGGCGTGGGTAAAAGAGCACGAAGAAGCGAAGGCTGTGGGTGAAGGCCGTGGTGCCGGGGGCGACCGCCAGGGTGAAGGCGCCGGCGAAGGCGCGCCGCGCGAGTGCGTCTGCCCTAAGTGCGGCTATGAAATGGAGCACGAGCGTAATGTGCCCTGCACCGAAATAAAGTGCCCGAAGTGCGGAGCAATGATGGTGGGCAAAGAGAAAGCCCAGGAGGAGACCCAGGAGGAAGAGAAGAGAAGCCTGGACATGGCTGTCAAGTTCTTGGGCGAGACCGAGGACGCCTACCGCGTCGGCGGTTATGGCATGGTGTGGGGGTCTGAGGAGCAGCGCGACCTCTCGCCGTGGCCCAACAAGGACGGCAGCAGGGGTGAGTTCTTCACCCCTGACACGCAGGGGCTGGACGATTTGCCTACCAAAGCGTTAACCTTCGAGCACGACAAGGAGGTAGGGCCTGACGGCCAGCCCTTCACAGACGTTTTGGGAAAGTCGGTGATGGAGCGCAACGACCTGATAGGTCGCTGGGTAGAGGCGCTGGTAGAGAAGCGGCGCAAGTATGCCCAATACGTGATGGACATGGTGAATCGTGGTTTGCTGAACTTCTCTAGCGAGACCGCCTCCCACTGGCGCGAAGTCGCTGAGAGCGGCGAGATCAAGCGCTGGCGGACGGCGGGGTACACGTTAACGACACACCCGATGGAGCCGAGACTGACGGGAGTCAATGCCTTGGCGAAGTCGTTCAAAAGTGTGGGCCTGGAATTGGCCGAGCCACAAGAAGGCGGAGAGCCGTCGGGGGACGGTTGCCTGGAATTGGCAGGGTCGAAAGCCAGAACACTAAAGGCTATATCGAGAATAAGACAACTACAGGAGGTTTGACATGAAGGACTGGAAACAACTGCTTCAGGCAGCGGACGCCAAGGCCACCGCTGCGCTCGAAGTTGAGAGCGTGGAAGAGCGGGAGAAGCTAAATACCGAGGCGGAAGCACTGATCAAGGAAGCGGAGACAATCAAGGCTTCACTGGCTATCCAGGAGAAGCTGAAGGCGACTGCCCTGCCTGCTGACTTGCCGGTTGACGACGAACCTGGCAATGCTGACGGCGGCGCGGCTAAGGCCTTCGAGACGTTTTACCAGATGCGATTCGGTGGTGAAGACGAGGCCGTCAAGGCAGTGCTGACTGACTTGCACGGCAAGGACTACCGACAGCAACGGTGGGAGAAACAGCAGGACTGGGTAAAGTACCTGCGGACGCCTGACAACCCCGTTATCAGTAGATGGGGGCGGACATTCCTCTGGACGCCTGAGACAGTGAAGGCGGCATTGGAGGAAGGCCAGGACGTGCGTGGCATGAAGACCGTGATGGTGGCGGCCGTGGACGAACTCGGTGGCTATCTAGTCCCTGAGGATTTCCGCGCCGAGATCATCCAGCGGTTGCCGGCAATGACTGTAATGCGACCGCTGTGTCGCGTCATGCAGACCAGTCGTGACAGCGTGCCTATACCCAAGATCACTGGCGGCGGGGCACAGTACCGTTCTGCCGTGCGAGTGACCTGGGTAGACGAGACCCCGACCGCAGGCACGGCGGCCACCAGCTTCACCGTGGGCCAGGAAGTCATCCCGATTCACACAGGGATGGCCGAGACGTACCTGAGCCGCAACCTCATCGAGGACGCGGCGTTCGACATCACGGCGTGGCTGGCCGAGGAGTTCGCGATGGCCCGTGCCGAGGACGAAGACGCGCAGTTCATCGCAGGGGACGGCAACGGCAAGCCGCAGGGTATTCTGGCGGGGGCGCAGACTCTCTCCAGTTCCGACATCTCCTCGACCGATTCAGGCTCTAACACTGGCCTGAACACGGGTGACGAGATCCTCAACATGGAGTTCGCATTGGACGCCCAGTACCGGCAGAACGCTCGCTGGCTGGCAGCCAAAGCGTTCTATCGTGATGCCCGCAAGCTCAAGACCGGCGACGGCGAATACATCTGGGAGCGCGACTACCAGGCGGGGACCCCCGCCAGGCTGTTGGGCTACCCGATACTGGAGTCGGAGAACGTGCCGGCGCATACCACGCAGAACAACTACGGCGCGCTGTTCGGGGACTTCCGCACAGCGTACTGGATCGTGGACCGTGTGGGTATGACCGTCGAGCGGTATCTGACAGGCTCGGAGGCTCGAATCAATCAAGTGCTGTTCATCGCCCGCTTCAGGCTGGGCGGACAGTGCGTGGCTGGCTGGGCCGTCGAAGCTCTGAAGACAAGCGCATAGGAGGCAATAACATGAGACCGAGTTTTCAGGATGATTACAAGTTCGTTCTTGGCCAGGAGTTGGTCGAGACGGCATTGAACAACAATACGGCATATCCCACGACGGCCAGCTACATTGACGTGACAGGCTACGAATGGGTAGAGGTCATTATCCACCTGGGCACCCTGGCTGACGCGGTGGTCTTTACCCTGAAGCAGACCGATGGGGTATCGGGATCAACCCTGGACACCATTGACACGGCCAACTGCAAAAAGACGGTGGCGACCGCCGATGCTGGGCAAATCATCTCCATGCACCTCCAGACCGAGCAACTGGCTGCTGACCATCACTTCGTTACCTGCTACGTGTCTAGTGTGTCGGGGTCGGACTACGCCGACATCATCTACCTGCTGGGCGGGGCGCGGCATCTGCCCGTCACGCAGGCAACGGCGGTGTGTCCATCGGATAACCAGTTGATCAAGGCTGGATAGTGGATGAGGAGCGGGTAGCCTGGGACTTGCAGGCCAAATGGGTGATAGTCGGGTTTCCAAAGGCCGGCACCCACCTGGCAGCGTCCATGATCGCGCCGCTCGCGAAGCCTATGCAGAGCACCATGTCTGGCAAAGCTTGGGCTTCGGCCTTCAACGATGCGCTGACCCACGAGGATCGGCGGCTATCGGTAGTAGCCTGGCAACTGTCGGAGCTACAGCCGGGCCGCTACTTCAAGGCCCACAGCGGGCACAGCCAAGACCTGGAGGCATTCCTGTGGTTCTTGGGGGCGTGCGTGATATTCGTCTACCGAGATCCACGGGACGTGGCCGTGAGCCTGCTGTATCACGTCCTGAGTGAGAAGGATAGCCTGATCCACTCAGGACGTGACAAGCTCATGGCCCTAGGCGGTAAGGCTGAAATTCTGAAGGCAATCATCGGCGGGATAGACGGCTATCCTGGCGTGATGGACAGGTGGGCGGCGTATGCTCCCTGGCCATCCGTTCCGTGGGTGTTCAAGTTCAGATTCGAGGAGGCAATTGCCAGCCCTGAGCGTGTGGCGGATGACTTGGTTCGCCATGCGCTGGGCAGGCTGGGCGAAGTGTTCGGGCTGCGGTTCTCGCAACCAGACACCGCTGAGCTAGTCCAGCAAATGGTGGCCTCGGCGGGTGACCGAGAGGCCAGTATGACCTACCGCGCAGGGCGGATCGGCGATTGGCGAGACGAGTTCAGCGACGAACACAGAGAACTGTTCAAACAAACAGACAAGGCCGGTTGGCTCGCCAAGCTCGGCTATGAGCAAGGCGGCGACTGGTAAAACAGGAGGTATAGAACATGAAGACGAAATTCAAGACTATCCTGCCGCTTATCGTTGTCCTGGCCTTGCTCAGCACAATGCTGGCGGGCTGCGACAAGGATACCTGGGAGGAGATTGACGCGACGGCCCAAGGCTATGCCTGCGCCGTCTATCGTGAGCAAGGCTGTGCCAAGATGGTAGTGGCCTCTGGCGGCGAGTTTGAGATACAGAGCGGCGGCACGCTGGATGTACAGGACGGATCAACCATCGGCATATACGACCTGACCGTGAATGACACTCTCAACGTGGACGGTGACATAGACCTCGATGGGGACGGCTTCGACGTGAACATCACGGGCGGGGCCTCGATAGATGCTGACCTGGCGAGCAACTTCAGTGCGGCGGCGGGCGACATCACTATCGACGCTGAAACTGGGAGCCTCAATCTCATCGGCAGCGAGGCTGACGCCAGTGCTATTCATCTGGATGCCAACGATACCGTGACTTCTGGTATCAACATTGATACTGGTACAGTCAGCGGCATGGCGATTGATGGCGGGCCGTTCTCTGTGGACGGCACTGGGACGTTCAACATCAATACAGCCAGCGGCGACATCACTGTGGAGGCCGAGACGGGCAGCGTGACCGTCAAGGGCGATGAAGGGGCTGGTGATGCGATTCACCTGGACGCCGACCAGACAGCGTTGGGAGGCGTGACCATCGCCGCCAACACTGGCGGGGTGGACGTGAACCTGACTGCGGATGGCCCGTTCGCCATTGACGGTGATCTATTCGTCGTCGGCAATGCAGGTGCGGACGGCAGCGTGGCCGTCGGCGATAATGATGCGCTGGTGGTAGGCGTCCTGGAGGTGGACGGCGAACTGGAACTTGACGGTACGCTGGACGCCGATTCCACCAGCAACTTTGCGGGTACAGCGACCTTCAGCAAAGGCAGTGGTGACGCCATCGACATCTCATCTGGCGGGGCGCTGAACAACGATGGCACGTTAGACCAGAACGGCACTAGCGACTTTGGCGCGGCAATAACCTGTTCATACGCGGGTAACTGCCTGACATCTGGGACGACCGCCGACATCGAGTGGCTGGGGTTTGCCTCTTTTGGCGATGCTACTCCCGATGGCGTAACCGACGGTGCAGCTGAGGCCGTATTCATCGAAGGTGGCCTGGAAGTGAATGGCACGTTCTACGCTGACGGGGCTATAGACGCTGACGCTGGTGCAGACATCGCTGGGGTGACCCTGGCGGCTGACATGACCGGGGCTGTTACCCTTGCCGCTGATCTGGCGAGTAACTTCAATACGTCCGCTGGGGACTTGACACTGGAGGCTGAAACGGGCAGCGTCGTCATCAAGGGCGATGAAGAAGTTGCTGACGCAATCCACTTAGACGCGAATGAGACTATCACACAGGGCATTGACATCGATGTTGGTTCAGTGCATGGCTTAGCGATAGACGGCGGCCTGACCGACTTCGGCAGCGGCACTTACGCCACCGCAGACGGTGCTGATGACGTGGGCATAGATGGCGACCTGGAAGTTAATGGCAGTGCTGACATCGACACCGATCTGGACGTAGACGGCACTACCAACCTGGACGTGGTAGACATCGACGGCGCGGTAGACATGGCGAGCACTCTGGACGTGGCGGGCGCCGTTGGCCTGGCGTCAGATGTAACCCTGGCGACAGACGCCACGGGCGGCAACGCCGGGGCCAAGACTGAGTTCATCGGCTTGCCGAGAATCAAGCTGGTGGCCCTCTCCACGATGGCGAATGGCACGACCAACACTGTCATCACCGACATCGGTGATAGCCAGACACCCGCGACGGACTGGACACAAGTGGACGCCGACACGACGATGAGCAACGACGCCACCTACTACCGAGAGGGCACGGCCAGCCTGAAGATGGCGGTGCTCACTACAGCGGACGAAGACGATGGGTGCACAAATACCCTGGCCTCTGGTGACCAGGATTGGTCGGACGACGAGGGTTTTGGCTTCTGGCTATACTGCGACTCTACACTGGCATCTGGCGACTTGCAGCTTGTGCTATCTGATAGTGTTGCGGCCGATGTGAAGTTCGATGTCCCGGCGTATGGCACGGCTAACGTCTGGCAGTGGACGGAGATTGACATCGCGACAGCCAACACCAACAAGGACGTGCTGGAAGACATCTCCATCACCCTAACGGCCAACGGTGAAACGAAGGCCGCAGGTGGGGCGTTCAACGTCTACTTCGACTTCATCTGCAAGTGGGACGTGGCGGACGAGGAGACGCTCGGCGAGGCCATCCCCTACGACGGAGTTTTGTCGCTGGTAATGGCCGACGTAACAAGTGGGGGATCCAGCAACGCCAACCTGGTGGAGTACACTGACTACTTTGTTCACTATCAGACCGGGGACGACGCGATAGTGATCATCAGTGACCAGAGCGATGCTGACAAGTTGGGTACGGCGCTGATTGCGTACTAAACTAGCAATAGGGGGAGGGGCGGTACTAACCCAGCCCCTCCCCTCTCATAGAGGTGAACATGGTAAAAGTCAAGATGCTCAGGGACGGGCTGTGCAAAGGCTTCGGTGAACCTGCGCGGGCGCGTCGAGAGGGCGAGGTTGTGGAGTTCCCCGATCGCTACGCCGCATGGCTCATAGACATCGGCAGGGCTGAGGAATACGTGGAGCCTGAACCCGAACCGAAGCCTAAGCCGAAGGCCAAGCCGCAGGCCAAGAGACGCACGTACAGGAAACGCAAGACCGAGAAGAGAAGCGGCTAGGGACAGCCAAGTGGACAGCAAGAGCGCCAGGATCAAGAGATACGCTGGAGAGAGTTGGCTAATGGGTAGCGAGACAGGGAAGGCACTGGAGGCATAATGGCAACCGAACGCAACTATCGCTTCTACATCAGCCGAGAGAAGGCCAAGCGCACCTTCCTCAACATCGCCAATACCATCACTGACTACGACACCAAGATAGACGACCTGATCGAGATGGTGTCACTGGCGATTGAAGAAGAACTGCGGTGCGTGTTCTATCCCGTCACCAAGACCCTCTACTACGACCATCCCGACCCTGACAACGTGCTCAAGTTTGACGAATGGCTGGTGTCCGTAGACAGCTTCACCACCCAGAATACTGACGTGGAAGTTACGTCGGGGCAGTACTTCCTGATGTGCGGGGATAGCTACGTCGGCCCACCCTACGACCGCCTGATTATGGCATCGGACGGCACGCGGCCCAACCTGCTCTACAGTGGCACGTTGCAGCGGGCCAACGCCCTGACGGGCAAGTGGGGCTGGCGGGACGAATACGGGGCGACGGGGGCGACGGTGCTTAACGATCCGTCCCTGTCGGCGGCGGGCACTAGCTTGACCGTCCTGACGGGCACGCTAGAGACCCATCAGATGCTCCTCATTGGCACGGAGCAGGTTTACGTCTCCAGCATCAGCGCAAATAGCCCAAATGACACCGTGACCATCGTCCGCGCTCAGAACGGCACGACGGCAGCCATTCACCTCAAGGACGTGGCAATCTACCGCCAACTCGCGCCTTTCGACATTGAGGAGCTGGCCGGCATCCTGGTGGCGAGACTGTTCCACCGTGGCACGACCGCCTGGGCAGACAAGACAGGCACGCCCGAAAGCGGCTTGACCTACATCAAGGCGATGGTAGCGGAGGCGCAGCACATCGTAGAGAAGTACGGCGCGCCTCGGAGGTACGTGTAGAATGGCCGACGAATTCGACACCTACGTAGCCGCCTTAAAGGCAAGGGTCGCGACCATCACGACCTACGTTGACGTAACAGACTACGAGCCTGAGAGCGTGGCGGGTATCCAAGCAGCCATCATCATGGACACGGGCGACGCGGCCCAGCGATACACCCAGAAGCATGGCTACAATGACACTGTTCTCATCCGCAGCTACATTCCCATCGGGGCAGACGCAAAGACCGCCGAGAAGACGGCCCGCCGTCTGTGGACTGACCTGGTAGCGGTGTTCACGGGAGACGTAGACGTGGGGGGAACGGTAGTGAAAGTGGGCGAGATGCGGTACACGGCGGGTTACCTGAACGTGGCGGGGGTGCTGTGCCGCGTGCTGGACGTGTCGCTGGATTCGCTTATGATCCTGAGCACGACCTACGCATAGGGAGGGACGATGGAAAAGAGTCTGCACGACATAGCGGGGACGGAGGAGTACCGCAGCGCCGTAATAGAGCGCATGGACATCATCATTGCCCTGCTGGAATACACGATAGGCATTTCGGTTGAAGGCGAAGAATTGGAGGTGGAGTATGGCGAAGAAAACACGACGGCAACGTTCACAACCACAACGCTACAAGACAGTCTATGACATCAGGTGGGGACCCGTCTTCACCCTCGACGCGGGCCAGGAGTTCACTGAGGCTGACTTGCTGCCAGGTATGGGGGCGGCGCTGGCGAAGTGGCAACGGGTGGGGGCGGTGGTAGAGGTTGAGGACGAGAAGGCTGGGCTTGTAGAGGAAATAGAGACAGAAGTACCGCCAGCAATAGAAGACGATGCTGGCGGTACAAAGGCAGGCGGGTAGCTCAGCAATATTTAGGATAACATAATCCATAGGGGCGAACCCGCCATGACTGGCAGCGCACAGTTTTACAGGTGGACATTAAACCTGAGGGCAAGCCAGTCACTCAATCCAGTGTTCAGGAAACACCTTAGTCTCGGCGTGGGCTTGTCCAGTTGGCAGATTGCGGCAATCCATCCAAGCCAGCCATAAGCACCTTACGAAATCTTTAGCAACACGGCGCATGGCCCGTTTATGCGGTCGCCACTTCGGTTCAGGGCCATCGCGCTCGACATAATAGGCTTTGTACTCATCGTAAAGCTGGCGGCCATAGCAACCCTTGATCTTTACAAATTGAGAACTGACTTTATAGAGCGCCATCCGCAAACTCCCATTCCAATTCGCTCTCTGGCCTTTCTTGCGGCGCGGGGCTTCACCGTCAAGAACGTGTTCACCGCAATAGGCCCACAACTGGCCGACGGTATTGAATCGTTCGGGACTACCCAGGTCTGCCATGAGGGAAGCAGAAAGCAACGGGCCAATACCTTTGACGTGTTTTAACCAGGTGTTGTAGAAGGGATCAATCTTGAGCATGGCCTGAATGTACTTCTTGAGCTTCGCTTCCGTTTCCTTAATGTCCTTCAGGGCTTGACGGGCATAGCTGACGGGAAGGCCCAGGCGCTCATAAGCCCCGATGCGGTTTGATAGCGCTTTGCGGTGATCCTGGACGGCATAAAACTCACGGGTCAAGAGTTTCAGTTCATTCATATCCGCGGTTATGCCATGCTCAGCGTCGTGACAGAGCTTGCAGGCCGGGACCAGGTTGGCCGGGGCGTTGTTGCTGTGGTTGTGGTCAAGGTGGTGAACGTCTGAGGCTTTGCGGGTACATCCCTCGGCGGCGCAGGTTTGCTTGCCCTCACGGATTGATTGGCGAAGGTCAGCGACGGACAGGGCGTTGCCGTTATGCCAGTTCATTTGTGATTCCTTTCTGTGAATGATAGCTCACCAAGTGTATGGGTGACAGGCCAACAATGGGCGAACCATTCTCAGTAATGGGCGGGTAGCTTAACTCTGGCAGGGGATGGCAAGGCGTTCAAGGGCGAACCCGCCGATGATGCGATTTTGCGGGTAGCTCACTATAATTAAGGATAACAGCAGTAGTTAGGGCGAACCCGCTTTGAAAGCTAATTTGTGTGGGTAGCTCAGCAGTACTTAGGATAACAAAGGCCATAGGGGCGAACCCACTGACAAACAAAGAAGCCCCCGCTCTCCTGGCGGTCGTCGCGAGACAGACCCGTGGAGATTGGGGGCACAAAAAGAACCGCCGAACGGGTCTACTGTCTCGCAAATATAAGTATACGGGTTTCGAGAGATTTGTCAAGTTAGGAAACGCTAAACAGGAGGTAGAGAAATGACGTATGGGCTTCAGTTTTTTGACAAGTGCCAGGTATCCAATGTGGAGGGGACACCTGGAACTGCAGAAGCCGCGACCGAAATCTTCACCGGTCGCATTGCCGCTAAGCCGTGGGACTACGCGGTAAAGCAAGACCACCATTACGACGCGGGTGCCCTCATTGCCCGCAGCGCCGCGCCAACCGTGGTACGCCACCTGGCGGAGTTCAACTACGCCAACGACATGGACGACCGCGAGATATGCTGGCTGGTGGCATCATCACTGTGCGAGGAAAGCATCGCCACCAACACCTGGACGTTTGCGCCGACGTGGATCACCACCGGCAACGCACCGGGCGACACGGCGGGGATCCGTACCTTCACCTGGGAGATGGGCAACAACGAGCTAGACGGCGAGGTGGAATATTGCTTCGTCCAGCGCTTGGAGATTGCGGGGGCGGCGGGCGGCCTCATCACCGTGTCCGCCGACATCGTGGGGCGGCGATTCCTTACCGCAGGCACCTTCACCGACCTGAGCGGGACGGGCATTGTCAGTCGTGAGTACTTCCCGTTTGAACTGGCGAAGTTCTACATTGACGACTTCGACACCGACTGGGCCACGACTATGGCGCAGGAGACCCAGGTCTACAACGTCGAGAGCTTCTCGTTCGTATGGGAATCGGGAATGCTACCCCACTTCTCTGGCGCGGGCAATGCCTACTTCTACGATGTGACGGAGAACCCCTCGGCCAAGAAAGCCACTATCACCCTGGAGCAATCGCAGACCAGCGCGACCCCGTCCTTCGATACCGAGTTGGCGGCGGCGTTGGCGGGTACTACGCGATACGTGACGCTAGACCTGTACGGCACGGGGGGGACGCGCAACGTCAAGGTGAGGATGGCGGGAACGTACATGGACTTTCCTGAAGGCGAGAAGGGTGGCGTCGCCACCTTCAACACCGTACTGGAAAACGTCGGCTACGGCGTCGGCACAGCAACGGTTGACACGCTGGACATGGTCATCAACTCGTCGCTGACGGCGTTCCCATAGGAGGTAACTATGACATACGGGCTGGACTACTTTAATCAGGTCCAGGTAAGCGGGCACGAGGTGACACCTGGCTCAGCTCTGGCTGCGACGGAGATCCTCACGGGCCGTGTTGCTGCCAAGCCGTGGGACTACAAGCCGAAGCAAGATCACTACTACAACGCCGGCACCCTCATCTCCCGCAGCGCTGCGCCGACTATAACGCGCTACCTGGCGGAGTTCAACTATGCCAACGACCTGGATGATAGGGAGCTTGCCTGGCTGTTGTCATCGGCGCTCTGCGAGAGAACGGCGGTGCATGACGAGAACAACTCAGGCGCATCCTACTACCAGGCCGGCACCGTCCTGACCAACGGGTCTGCTACGTTCGGTATCACCGACACTGACACCGACCTGGAGACCGCTTACGAGGACGACACGGGCGACTGCTCTTACTTGGTCAGAGCGGCAGACGAGGCTGGCAAATTCGTCTGGGGCTTCATCAGGGGCATCGCTACCGCCGGCAACAACTACACCCTGGACATCTACACCACCATTGACGGCGGCACTCAGAACTGGAACGGTGACCAGGGCACGTTCGACATCACCGATACTGTGACGTGGGACATCTGGGCGGTGAACACCTGGTCATACCTGCCAACGTGGGTTACAACTGGCAATGCACCTGGCGACACCAACGGCTGCAACGTCTTCACCTGGGAGATGGGCAATAACGAGTTGGACGGCGAAGTAGAGTATTGCTTCGTCCAACGGCTAGAGATTGCGGGCAGCAAGGGCGGGTTGTGTACCGTGTCCGCCGACATCGTAGGCCGCCAGTTCATCACCTCCGGCAGCTTTACCGATTTGAGCGGGACGGGCATTGTCAGTCGTGAGTACTTCCCGTTCGAGTTGGCAAAATTCTACATTGACAACTTCGATACTGACTGGGCCACCAGCTTCACTACGCCGACCCAAATCTACAACGTGGAGGGGTTCAGCTTCGTATGGGAATCGGGGCTACTGCCTCACTTCCCCGCTGCTGGCAACTCTTACTTCTACGACGTAGTAGAGAACCCGTCTGCCAAGAAAGCCACGCTGACGCTTGAGCAGGCCCAGACCAGTGCAAGCCCATCCTTCGACACCGAGCTTGCCGCAGCACTGGCAGGGACAGCGCGTTATGTCACTGTGGAGCTATACGGCACAGGCGGCACGCGGAAGGTCACGATACAACTGAAGGCAGACTACACCGACTTCCCCGAAGGCGAAATGGACGGGGTGACGACCTTCAATACCGTGTTGGAAGGCAGCGGGTACGGGGTAGGCGGCGCGGCAGTAGACATGCTGGACGTTACCCTGAATTCGTCACTGCATAAGTTCCCATAGAAGGAGTAGCATGGCAAAGAAGCAGCAAAAGCAAGACCAGTCGGAATTTGACTTCCCCACCCGCAGGTTTGCCTGCCCGCCAGACCTTTTCGGCGAAGGCAAGCACGTCTTGCGTAAGCGGTTTATGAAGGTGAGGGTGGTGCGGGCCATCAAGAGCGCCACTGATGAGAAGCAGGTATTCGACATACTGGCACAATACATCGTAGCATGGAACCTAGACGACGTAGAGACGGGAGATCCGCTGCCCCAGCCCTATCAGAACCCAGAAGTCTTTGACGACCTGGACATCTTGGAGCAATTCCCGTGGATACTGGACACACTGTTCCTCAACCCGCCAAATTTCAAGAAGGGGAGGTAGGCGAGTTCTACCTCCCCGCCTTCTGTGCAGTACGGTTCGGCTGGACGCCTGAGCAAACCTATGAACAGAACTGGGACACCGTTTGGGGCATCATAGAAGTTTTGCCTGAGGTGATGGGGCAAGAGGGCGGCAGGGAAAGCGAAGAGGACAGGCAGGATCGCAGAGACAGGGAATATGCGGCGCGGGTAAGCGCAAGGCAGGCGTAATGGCAAGCACGGCAGAAGTAAGCATCCTGATCAAGGCAAAAGACGAGGCCACGAAAGTCCTCGGCGGTATTGTCGGCAGCCTGGGCAAGATCGGCGCGATTGCTGGCGGGGCGGCTCTGGCGGGTGTCGGGGCGTTGGCTGCTGGCGTTACCAAGTTCACCGTGGACGCGGCAGCTCTGGAGCCGACCCGCGTAACCTTCGACAGCCTCACCAAATCCATTGGTTCTACCGCTGATTCCATGCTAGACAAGCTGCGCCCCGCAACGATGGGCGTGGTGGCAGATTCAGAATTGATGAAGGCCGCCAATAAGCTGATGGCGATGGGCCTGGCCGAGACGGAGGGTGAGGCTGCCAAGCTTTCCGAGATGGCCGTCACCCTGGGGACGGCAATGGGCGAGGATGCCACCGGCAGCATGGAGAACTTCGCGCTTATGATGGCGAACCAGTCCATTCCGAGGTTAGATTCGTTCGGAATCTCCAGCGGGAAGGTCCGGCTACGCATCGAGGAGCTTCAGGCGGCCACGGAAGACATGACCCGTGAGGAAGCCTTCAAGATTGCCGTTATGGAGCAGGGTGCGGCGGCAATGGAGAGAGTAGGCGACGTTTCCCAAACGTCTGGCGTGGCGATGCAGCGCATCCAAGCCACAATCGGCAATATCACACAAACCATCGGCGCGGCTTTCCTGCCTGTTCTGGCGAAGCTACTTGAACCTCTCGGTAAACTGGCTACAGAGTATGGACCGAAGATAACCGAGTGGGCTCAGGTATTGGCCGGGCGAGTGCAAGAGTTGGCCGGCAGGTTCATGGAGCTTGCTCAACACGTTGCGGGCATCTTCCAGCGGGAAGGGCTAGTAGGTGGCTTGCAAGCATTGGCAGGGGAACTTCTGGCGTGGATTCATGAGCAGATTCCCAGGCTAATCAATACGTTACGGGGATGGGCAGAGGCATTTGTGGGCTGGATTACACCAATGATACCACGCGCTTTGAACTTCCTGGGCAATCTGGCTATCACGATATGGAACTGGATACAGGAAAGAATACCCGTTTTCGTAGAGCGGCTCAAAGGGTGGGCGGGGGCGTTTGTGGGCTGGATCACACCATACATTCCCGTCGTCTTGGGCAAGTTAGCAGACTTGGCACTAACCCTGTTCGGGTGGATTAAAGAACAAGTTCCCGTCGTGATAGAAAAGCTCAAGGGCTGGGCGTCGGCCTTTGTGGAATGGCTGCCACCGCAAGTCCCAATAGTCATTGCCAAGCTAGGTGATTTGATTGAGAAGGTGATAACGTGGATCAAGGAGGAGGGCCTGCCTTTACTCAAGGTAAAACTGGCTGAATGGGCAAATGCATTTGTTGCTTGGCTCGAAACAGAGAATGTGCCCGGCAAGCTGCTAGAGGGCCTGGGCGACTTGATCGGCAATGTGGTGCAATGGGTTCTGGCCAAGGGAATCCCGTTAGTCGTCGGTGCGATTGGCAAGCTGGCAACGGGCATCGTTAACGCCTTCAAGGGCGGCGAGGGCGGCGAACCCAGCCTGGTATCACGTATCCTTAAATATCTCGCCACTGAACTGCTTCCCTCTCTCATAAAGGGTCTATTGAATATCGGTAAGGGCATCGTTACGGGGCTGATTGACGGCATCAGAAACGCATTCCCTGACTTGACAGCGTTTTTAGGAGACGTTGTTGGCGAAATAATCAATCTACCCAAGAGGTTACTCGGTATTGGCTCGCCCTCTACTGTGTTCATGGAAATCAGCAACTCCATCATGGACGGGCTGATCGCGCCGATAACGGGACGTTCACCAGAACTTATCACGGCATTGAAGAAATTGGCCGAGGAGATGAACGATGAGATGCTAGAGGCCAGGGCAGACCTCTACGATGACATGGTACGCTTACAGTCTGATTACGAAGACTGGGCGGCTGATCACGCTCAGGACTTCCAGGACAGAAACGTGGATAGTGAAAAGGACTATCTGGATAAAGTTGCCGACCGTAATCAGGATTACAAAGATAAGATTGCCGACATGACCTACGACTACAACAAGCGCATAGCCGACGCTGAGGCGGCAGGTAAGGCGGAGCGGGTTGCAGAACTGGAAGCAGAGCTGGCCCATAAGCTAGAGACTGCAGGGAGGGAGCATGAGCAATGGCTGGCGCGGGCCGAGAGGGACTATCAGGACAAAGTAGCTGTCAGAGAACGAGAGAACCAGCAGGATATAGAACGCAGGGAAAGAGAGTATGAGCAGCGCAAGGCCCAGGAAGAGAAGCAGTATGCTGAGGAGATTGCACGCTTGAAGCAGTTCTATGCGGAAAAGGCGGCGGCTGAAAAAGAGGCAGCGGCTGCCGGCAGCGGAGGGATAGGCGGGGTGGGCGGTGCCGCCGTTCCTGCTGGCGGGGGTGGTGGCACGGGTTTTATGCCCGCCGGCTCGGCCTATGGCATCAGCGTAGCCCCGGACCTTCAGTTGTCTTTTGAGGATATTGTCAAGAACCAATTGCAGGGCATGAAGAATGCGATAGACGAAGCATTGCGCCTCGGAGACCTTTTCTATGCCAATATCCTGAAAGAAGAGTTGGCAGAGATGCAAGAGTTCTATGGCGTCGCAAGTTTCGCCAAAGGCGGCATCGTCCCCGGTCCAATCGGTCGGGCGCAACTGGCAATGGTGCATGGAGGCGAGACCATCACGCCCTACAGCAGAGGCTTCATCGCCCCAGACCAGCAGCCCATTCAACGCGTCGGCGACATCGTGATCAACCTGGACGGACGCGAGATAGCCCGCGTTGCGTCGCCCTACCTGGCTAGTGAACTGAACAGACGTGGCGTGAGGACGCTGGCTTAATGGCATACCCTACTAGCAGACCAGTCAAAATCAAAATCAACGGCACGGATCGCACCTCAAGCATTCCCGTGGATCGCGGATCGGCAGCGGCTATCGGGGGCAGGCCGCTGATCATCGAGGACGTATTGACCAGCCAGCCCAACACGGCCAGCTTCACCATCAAGAACGGCGCGAACCTGGGCTTGGCAGGGCTACAGACGGTCGTCATCTCCAACGTCGCCGAGGATACCCGGTACTTCGGTGGGGTCATCACCGTGCTTGGCCCAGACCGCAGCCGTGGGCCATTACTGGACTACGATATAGACTGTGAGGACTTTGGCTGGTATCTGGATCACCCTGAGGCATTGATTGACGCCGAATACACAGGCGACAGCGACCAGACCATCATTCAGGACTTCATGGCCACCTGCTGTCCTGACATCGAGATAGCGACGCACGTTGACCAGGTGCTGGCCTCAATAGACTATATTCGCTTCGAGAACGAGACGCCCAGGCGGGCACTGGAACGGTTGGCGAAGATGGCGGGGGCGGAGTTTTACGTAGACTACGGCAGCGCGGTAAACACGAAAGGCTGCCTACACTACTTCGCCAGCGGCACGAACGCAGCACCGCACGGGTTGTCGGACACTGTGGCAGATCCGCCTACTGACCCCTATCCTTACGACAACTTCCACAAGATAGACCGAGTGCCCGCCGTGAACTCGGTAGAGGTAGTGGGAAGAAACAAAAGCCGCACCTACTATTACGCTACTGACCAGGACACGAACCAGGGCGCTCTTCAGTACACGACAGAAGGCGGCACGATCACGTTCCTGGACGCGGGGCAAGACTTCGTGGGATGGGCCTCTCGGAACGGCACGGCTGTCTATCAGGTTGTAGTAGTCAACACCGACGATTCAGAGACCTGGGCCTACCTAGGCCCGCCAGCCGCGCCTGACGACACAGAGCAAGGCAACCTCAGCTACACCGACGAGGGTGGCAACGACACCTTCACCGACGACGGGCAAGACTTCACGCCCTACGTCGCCAACCGCCGCCTGTACGTCACCAACTCGGACGGGACGCTGACCTGGTGCTACCTGGGGGCGAAGGTAAGCAATACTGAAATCTACGCCTGGAAAGACCAGGCCATCACTCAGCGGGGTTGGAACGGGGCGGGCACGTCGGGCAAGACGCCTTCTGCCTACTTCGTCGTCAACGTCAATGACCAGACAGAGATTGAGGTCTATGAGGAGACCACGCTATCCACCAACGGCTGGAACGGTGAGGGCATCAGCGGGAAGACGCCAAGCAGCTACAGGGTTTGGAAGGCCGACGGTGATTATGGCTACTGGATTCGTCACAAGATAGTAGACAACGACCTCATTACTTTTGGCGACCTGAAGCAGCGTGCCGACCAGTTCTTGGCTGACGTGGCAACCGGCATTAGCTACGCCTGTACGACCGAGGAGCCAGGGCTAGAGAGCGGGCAGGACGTGACGGTTGTCAATGCGGCTCGCAGTCTGAACAGTTCGCTGTTCATTAAGCGAGTGATGACCACATTTGACACTGGCGGCTATGCTCAGTTTGACCTAGAGATAGGGGCGCGGAAAGCCCGCTTGGCTGATGTGCTGGCAGGCGGACGCAATATCTGGGACGAAGAGAAGTTCCTGCCCAAGCGACCAGGCACAATAGAGCAAGAGGACGCGGGGACGGACGTACAGGCGCAGCACGACCTAATCACCTACAACGACCAGGCGGACTATCCGTCAGTCATCAATCTAAAGAAGTCCCACACCGACACGCTGGGCACGCCGACCGAAACGATTGACACTGAAGAGTTGGCCTACATCAGCGTCTCTGGCGTAGAGAGCGGCGGTGACTGGCAAGAAGCGGGCTACATCAAGCTCATTCAGGACGACGACGCAGGTGCGGGGGACGTGCCTGCCCACTGGGAGATAGACCCTGCGATTGAGAACGCCGATGGCGACCCCTACGTCGTCGGGCCAGCTTCGTCAACCGACAATGCGATAGCGCGGTGGGACGGGGCGGGCGGGGACACGCTTCAGGATAGCGGGATCACCGTAGACGACAACGATAATCTGGATTTGCCAGGTGAAATATTAGCTTACAGCACGGGGGCGACCGCCTTTCAGTTTCTCAATGCTGGCAAAACTGAAGGCATGGTTGTTGATACTCAGAACAAGGTCTTTAGGCCACTTACCGACAATGCTTACAGCCTGAGCTCGCCGTCACAGAGATGGAAAGAGATACAAGTAGGCACAGGAACGTCGAAGTTTTCTGGCCCACTCGAATTAAGAAGCAATGCCGAACTTCGCTTCTACGACAACGGCAATTACGTAGGTTTCGAGGCCCCGGCCTTATCCGCTGACCAGATTTGGGTGTTACCTAACGCCGACGGCGGGGTCAATGAGTTTCTGCAAACCGATGGGGCGGGCAACCTCCAGTGGGCAGCGGGCGCGGGCGGGACTGACTTGACTGGCGTTGGTACTGACAACACGGTTGCTCGTTGGGATGGCACGGACATCATTCAGGACAGCGGCATCACGATTGACGATAGTGATAATCTGGTAACGCCAGGCACGATAGAGCTAGACTTTGCATCTGGCGATCCTGTCATCGTCTTCGACACTCAGGGGGCAGACAAATTCACGCTGGGCGTGGACGATTCAGATAGCGACAAGTTCAAGGTCAACAGCGGCGGCTCGTTGGGGGATTACAGCCTTTTGCAGGTGAGTACCTATCCAACGTGGCAATTCTACGCGCCCGCCGGCAATGCCCCCATCATAGATTTGTACGCTTACACCAATACACTTACCTTTGCACCCACGCTTCACTTTTATAAATCGTCCGGGGCGACGGTAGGCACAGAATCAGCGACGGCAGATGAAGAGCACTTGGCAGACATCTACTTCTATGGCGTAGACAGCGGGGGCAGCTTCGCTGAGGCCGCGGGCATGATTGTCACCCAGGAGGGAGCAGCGGCAGCCGATGGTGTGTCCGGCATGATAGAGCTGTACGCCAACGATAATACGGCTTCCAAAGCAAGCTATCTTCAACTTGGAGATTACGGAGCGGGGCTTCATAGCTTGGTACTTGTGGCCGACTGGGTCTACTGGGACATTGGTAGCTCTGGTATCAGCATCAGCGCTGACGACGATGTTGACATTTTTACATCTGGTGATCTTACACTAACCTCCGGGGGAAGTGGCACTGCCATCGAGCTTTATTCTGACCTCGCCATTAACATAGCAGACAACATCTTTGATTTCAATGTTGTGATGGGTGACAGTGCCAAAAACCCTGCCAGCGACGCTCCGGATGATTGGGTGCAGGTAAAGATTGCTGGCACGACCTACTACCTGCCCGCTTATACAGCCTAGAAGTGAGGAAGACCGATGACTGAAAACACCAAACCACTCACCGACGCCCAGCGCAACCACCTGGCGGCACTCAACACCGCATTCATGCAGGCCAAGCAAAACACGGACGCTTTCGTGATCTACCTGCGGGCGGAGCACGGGGCGCCCGCGCCTGAGTGGGTGCTGCGCAACCTGGCGGTGGGCTTCGAGCGGAGGCCGAAGCCGAAGAGAGAGGATGAAGAGGATGGAGACGCCGGAACCGACGATTGAGCAATGTTACACCGAACTGGGCCGCATCTACATGGAGACCGTGAGGCTGCGCCAGGCCCTGGGCGACCAGCAACGGGAGACAGCGCGGATGGCGACTGCGCTTGGTCGTGAGCGGCTGGCTCGAGGTGGCGGGCTGGTAGAGAGCGTGGACGACCTGACGCCAGAAGAAGCGCGACAGACACTTGAGAAGCTGAATGAGCGATTGATGGGGCGGGCTGATCCGAGACCGCAGGTAGAGAACGTGTCGCAGAAGAAGGCCATCCCGTCCACCATAGAGAGTAATGCAGGAGGCGAGCAATGAGTAATGCTGTGTGGGCGACTGCCGTTCACACCTTCCAGGACGCGGTGACGGGTGCGGCTAACGGCACGGCCATGAATGTGGGCGGCCTGGCCGCAGTCGGCGTCCAGGTGGAAGGCGTGAGCGGTGAGACAATAACCTTCGAGGGCACGATAGACGGGAGTACCTGGTACGCCGTTCAGGTCGTGAACATGAACGACGGGGCAGTGGGCACTACTGCGACGGCGGATGGTCTATTCCTCGCACCAACAGCGGGGATGGATCAGCTTCGCTGCCGCATCAGCACGGCCAACGGCGGGACCGTGACCGTCGTAGGCAAGGGCGTGGTAAACGCGGCGGGCATGACCCTGGCCGACATAGACATCGCAGGCGCGGAAGCCATGACTATCGCAAACGGCGCGGACGTAGCCCTGGGCACCACCACCGACGCTGCCGCCTCATCTACCGTAGCGGAGGACGCTACGGCGCGCACGGGGATCGGGCTATGGAAGGGCATCAAGAACATCCTGATCCTGCTGAACGCCAAGTTCGCGGCCCTGGGCCAGGCGGCGATGGCGGCCAGTATGCCCGTGGTGATTGCCAATAACCAGAGCGCTGTTGCTGTAGATGCAACGGCACAAGGCGACGTGCCTGTGACGCTGGATTCGGAGCAGGTTGCCATCGCCGACGCTGATGCTTACACTACACCGACGCATACCGCCGTCAACGTCACCACGAGTACAGGAGAGGTATTGGCTTCAAATGCCAATCGCTTGTACGCACTGCTGGTCAATGATAGCGACACCGTGATCTACATAAAACTAGGCGCGGCGGCAGTGGCAAATCAGGGTATCCGAATCAATGCAAACGGTGGCAACTACGAGATGAGCGCCATGTTGGGCAATCTCTACACGGGTGCTATCAATGGCATCCATGCGGGAACTGGCAACAAAGTGTTGCTGATGACAGAGGGGGTGTAATTATGCCTTTAAGAAATCCACTTCATTTATTGGACGAAGACGACATGGCTTCTGATTCTGCTGCGGCAGTGGCTACTCAGCAAAGCATCAAGGCTTACGTGGACGCACAACGGTATTACGGCTTGACCTGGGACGAGGACGATGCTGCCGACACCTATGCGCGAACAGGGATGCTGGCAGGTATAGCCGTTGGCAGTTCACCTGGTGACGCTGCATTGCCTATTCACGCACGGAGGCGGCGTTGTGTTCTCAGTGACGCTGGTGAGGTGCAGTACTATCTCAACCCGAACGATAGCACCAAGAAGGTAGACGGTAGTGCATCTGACCTGACAGGCGCAGACGGCCAGGTTATGGTGGAGATTCCGTGCTTCTGGTACAGACATTCGTACTCTGGCACGACCCACCGTTGGGACATCAGCGAGTTTCCATTGCCTGGATTCGCTCGCCATCCAGCCTTTGTCAAGAACGGCGCAAACGTAGACTTTCGCTACATAGGTGCTTATGAGGGCGTGCTGTACGACACCTCCGAAAGCAAATACGTGAACGGGCTATACTTGCCGTCGGACGCAAGCTACAAAATGACGTTCACAAACGCCGACGACAAGATTCAGTCGGACACATTGACACATCCCTTTACCAATCTTGAGGTGGGTGTGGACAAAGTTGTAGTCAGCGGTACGGTGAACAACAACGGGACGTATGATATAGTTACACAGGGTGACGATTTTATCACTATCGGCGCAGGTGGGACGCTGACAAACGAAGCCAATGTTGCTTGTGTGATTCAGACGCAACGGGATTGGACGGCGACCACTGGGGACGTGCTAGGTTCTGTTTCAGGCAAAGCGCCGATGAACTACGGCACGCGGGCCAACTTCCGTGCTGCGGCGGCCAACCGTGGTACGGGCTGGCGGCAGCTTGATTTCTACCTGGCGTCGGCTGACCAATTGCTCTACCTGGTGGAATATGCTGATTTCTACTCACAGTCCATGATTGGTAACGGGCTGACCGACTGGACTGCTGGTTGGCCTGCATGGAACAACTACAATCCAATCGAGACAACTGGGAACAGCAACGGTGACGGAGACGTGACTGCTAATACAAGTGGCGGCGACGCTACTGCTGGTTCGTACATGAGCTATCGCGGCATCGAGAACTGGTTTGGGCATATCTGGCAGTGGGTTGATGGGTTCAACATCAACAGCAACGTGCCATACTTCTCGAACACCGACACGGACTTCGCTGATGATACCACTGCGAACTATGACGATCCTGGAATAGAGTTGGCAAGTTCCAATGAGTATCAAAATACACTAGAGCAGATAGACGAGGGATTCCTGCCAGCAAGTGTTGGTAATCCCGGCACTGCAACGACCAAAATTACTGATTACTACTATCAAAATAGCGGTTGGCGGGTTACGTGCCTGGGTGGGAATGCATCGAACGGTGCGCGTGCTGGCGGGTTCTGTTGGCATCTGGCTAGCGCCTCTTCCACTCTGTGTCGGTATATTGGTGGTCGGGTCTCATATTAGTGCATTTACATAATATCTGGTTTTCCATATCAAAACCACTAGCAGTTAGCGAGTTACGAAACTAGGTGGGAATGCATCGAACAGTGCGAATGCTAGCGAGTTCTATTGGAATCTGAATAACACCTCTTCCAATCTGAATCAGAATATTGGTAGTCAGGTCAGCTTATTTGCAATCTACAAATATGGAAAACCGTGCCTCTTGGCAAAACAAAAAGCAAAACCCCATAAGTGTTGGTAGGTTAATTCTCGAAGACTCTGGGGCAAATAAGCAGCAATGAAACGACACGGTTATTTGTACGAAAAGATATGGGATATGGATAATATCCAAGAGGCCCACCGCAACGCGCAGCGTGGTAAGAAGCATTATCGCGAGGTACAGATGGTAAATGCAGACGAGGAGAAATGCCTGAATCAAATCCAAGCCATGCTGCGTGACAAGACATTCCGCAATTCAGAATACGAGGTGTTCACCAAGATTGATAGTGGCAAGGAACGAGAGATTTACAAGCTGCCATACTTCCCAGACAGGATCGTGCATCACTGTATCATGCAAGTACTTGAGCCTATCTGGATGAAGACACTCATTGCAGATACCTACTCGTCGCTGAAAGGTCGTGGTATTCACAAGGGCGTCAAGCGAGTGAAGTTGGCACTGCAAGACAGGGAGAATACACAATACTGTTTGAAGCTTGACATCCGTAAATTCTACCCATCAGTTAACCACGGCATCTTGAAGTCTATCATCCGCAAGAAAATAAAAGACCCTGACGTTCTGTGGTTGCTGGACGAGATCGTTGATTCAACTGAAAGCGGTGTGCCGATTGGCAACTATCTCAGTCAATACTTTGGCAACTTATACTTGGCATACTTCGACCACTGGATGAAAGAAGAAAAGCGTTGTAAGTACTACTTTCGCTATTGCGATGACGTAGTTGTGCTACATAGTGATAAGCAATTCTTACACCAACTGTTTGAAGAAGTACAGGAATATCTATCTACCAACCTAAACTTGATAGTCAAATCCAATTATCAGGTATTCCCAGTAAACAAGCGTGGCATTGACTTTCTAGGTTACAGATTCTTTCACGATTACACGCTTTTGCGTAAAAGTATTGCACAACGATTCAAGGCAAAGATACTGAAAATTAGACAGGGTTGGAAAAACATGAGGCCCAGCCAAATCGTGAATGGCATTATGAGTTACTGGGGTTGGATGAAGTATGGGAATTGCTTGAATCTTGCCAAGAAGCACATTGATAAGGAAATCAGGCAGATTGTGGCAGAGACATGTAAGGCTAATGGTATAAAGAATCCACTGAGGAGATTATAATGGCTACTAGCGAAAGCGGTACCCGTCCAGAAACCCTCGCCAAATCACGTGGCAAAACCCTATTCCGCTGGAACATCCAAGAGGAACAAGTCACAGACCCCATGACTGGCGAGGAAACTACGAAATATGTTTACAGCGAAGTCGCCATTGACGGGCCAGTAACCAAGGGCAAGGTTCTGGAAGCAATGCGGCTGGCAGAACTAGAACAGGACAGCGACGCCACTGATGCGGAGGTGGAGTATTCTGCCGCTGGCGACAAGCTGGCACAGATCGCAGGCATGACTTACGCCGAGTTGGACGATTACATCAATGGCAATGTCGTAGACCTGGCTTCGGCGAAGGCATTTCTACAGAAGTTAGGCGAGGTAGTGCTGGCCTTATTGAAGCGATTGAGTTTATAGGTTACACGACGAAGGGGATTGTAACTGCGTTGGGATTTACGATGCATGACTTATGGCGCGCGATGTAGGCAGTGATCGTCTTTAACGAAAACAGGCCCGACCGGGGACCCCGGTCGGGCCTTTGCCGTGATGCGTGAGCCAACACTTCAGGGGCCTGCAAGCTCCCTAAATCAATGTGGGTGGCCTGGCTGACTGCCAGGCTTTGGTCCTCCGCTTGGTACTTGCGGCGTCGGTCGTGGTTTCGGTCCCATTCTACCTCACCTCTCTTTCCTGTTTCGCCTTCATCTGGGCGATAAACTCATCTACCAGCATCACCTGGTCTGGCCGTGCCGTCATCCGCCCATGTCTATCCACCAAAAACAGTGTCCCGTTGGGTGCAATGGCGGCGACTGTGGCTGGCGTGAAGCCGGACTTGAAGATCACCTCATCGCCGACCTTAAACTTTGCCATCCTCTGCTTCCTTTCTCTCGTCTTTCAGGAAATCCGCGATCACGTCCTCAGTACAAGTGGCGATCGTCACGTCCACGCCCACCGCCCTGAGCGCCAGGATGCTTTTCCACTCGGCTTGCTCGGACTTGGTGAGCGTGACTTCGCCGCGCTCGGCCCGCTCGAACACGTCCCCTTTGCCTTTTGGCTTCACCTCTACGACGCGGACTTGGCCGCGCCAGAAGTGGAGTTGGTCAAGGACCGGCGTCGGCAGGTCGGCTAAGTCCCAAACTACGATGCCGACTTCGCGGCTTTCGTCCCGCACCTGGGCATGGTTCGCGTCTTTCTTGGTGTGCTTCGGGCGAGTCACTCCCCCTCCCCGCCGAGAAAGAACATAACCCAGCCGATGAAGAAGCACGTCGCGGAGATCACCAACAAGAGCAATGAAGAAGAAGGGTCACTTATCCCCACTGCAATCGCTGCTGAGTACAGTGACATTAAAGCCACAAGCAAGCCGTCCTTTTCTTGCCTTGTCATTCTGCCTCCCGCTGCTGTCTGAGCGCAATCGCTTTATCAAATGCCTCTTGTGGTGTGGCGGATTGTGTTTCTTCACGACTCGCTAACATCTTCCATGGCCACAGTTCTTGGCCAATCTCCACCCAAAAAACCTTACGAAATCCATCTCCGTCCTTGATAAAGGCATTGTCGAAGCATACCCTCAAACCCGTGGACGAGTTTTCTTCTCGCCGGCACTCGCGCCACACGTGCTCATATTCTCGTTCTGTGACCATAGTTTTTACTCCTCCCACACCTTTACCCATATTTGCCGCCCTCGCCGCCCATTGATCCGCACCCCTCTGGGAAGATCCACACTCCACCTGATGGTGGATGCCGTTAAGTTGCCCGGCCCATCATAGAGGAGGGTAGGCGGTGATCCGTTGTCTCTTTTACCCTCTGGCAGCAACTCATTGCAAATCTTATTCCAGCTTATATTTTTGCCCCCTGGCAAGGTATTCAGGTCGGGATACTTGCGGGCAAATTGGACAGCGCGGTAGATTGTACGCTCGCTTTTGCCTAAGTCATCGGCTACCATTTCAATGATATGATCGCCGTAAATCCCGGCCCGCTCAAAATTGTCATACTCCTGCAATAGCCGCCGACCTAAGAGATGATAGGTTTCTATAAGAATCCAGCGGCTTTGGAATACGCCTTCAACGATCACGGCGGCACAATCCTCAATGAGGGCCTGATACCAGTCCTGAGATTGCAACATTCTGTCATGCGTGACGATTTCTATATCCGATTTTTGCATGGGTGTTGTGTCTCGCCCTCGCTGTATTTCTCAAACAGGTCACGTGGTGACTGACCATGAACTGCCTCCAAGGCCCAGGTGAACTTGGTCCACTGGGCATCCCAGTAACGTGTGCTTTCGTCCCAGCCCTTTTCCCAACCCCTGTCGAAGGCGGCTATGTTTGTTGATTGTCTGCGAAGTGAGACGATGAGTAGCTCACCCATTTTTGCACCGATGCGATCTAG